ATATCTTTTGCTAATCTTTCCTTATGGGTAAATACTGGATATCCTTACATAGATTATTTAACTTATGAGTGGGACGAAACATCTGGTACCACAAAGGTATTAGAGAATCAATTTGTTTTAGAGTTCATAAAGCCTTCATTCTTTGAACAGGAAACAGTTATTGTTGCGGTAGAAATAACGGATAAACCCCAAGAATTAAGCGTATTTAATGTTGGCTATGAAACTGAAGATGTTGAAGGAGAGAGTGAGCTTTATAGATATGGGGGAGAATATGTTCCTAGCTTTAGAGAAGTTTTAAATTTTGAGAATGTAAAATATGATGCTCCTGAATGGGCAATACCAAACTATAGTACATTTATAGTAAAGATAGTTGAAAAACCAGAAAAATCATTATTATATGATATTGGTTCTACTAGTTGTTTAGAAATAGATGGTGTACCACAGGGAGAAATAAATTTAATTAAAGGAATAACTTATTATTTTGATCTTAGTGATCCTAGTAATACTGGATATCAGATATATTTTTCAGAAGAACAAATTGGTAACAACTTCTCCAATGATTCAATAACGCAGGGATATACACTAGTCGGTACACCAGGAACTACTGGAGCTTATATAGAAATGGATGTACCTTATGATTTGCCTTCCCCTATCTATTATGTAGCAGAGGGCGGAAAATTCATGGGAGGAAATATAAAAGCGATAGACTCGATAGAGTATTCTTACTGTTCTTTCGGACCATATAAAGATAATTTCGGGGTATCTAGAAATGTTAATTATTACAAATATTCACCTCAGTGGATATTTAGGATAGGACAAAATTCTCCTTATAATCCGGTTTATAACATCATAGGAGAAACCCCAGTAGATAGAAGGAATCTTTCTATTTTCGAAAGTTCTTGGGATCCTGGATTTTATAGAGAATATACAGGCCCTACCGGATATGTAAACCTACCTGGCACAAGAGTAATGAAAGAACAAAAATCTTTCTTTGGTAGCAAATTTATGCAGACCCCGGATCTAATAAATTCTCAAAAACAATTAGTATATCCACAATCATTAAAGGATGTTCTTGATTTGAACTATAATAACTACCCCAACTATGAAATACTATGGGAAAATAACCCAACTGAATTAAAAGGTGTTATTTTAATGGATAGAATGTTAAATAGATATTTCCTAGAAAATGGAGGAAAAGAATCGTTTAACAAATTTATAATTCCAGAATTTGGATTTGGTAGCACATCTGATATTGATGATGATTTTAAAGAATATATGAATCAGAATATAATTCCTATATTTCAATCCAAACTAAACAGAGGATATCTTAAAAAAATACCCATCACAGCAACCGAGACTCTAGTTCCCGTAATAGGAAATTTAGCGGACTATCAGAAATTGATTAATGGATATTTCAATTCAGGAGAGGTGAGATACACTAAAGTGAATGATCTAAGATATGAATTTAGAATCCCTAAAGATCCTTCTTTTAACTATTCTGTCTGTTTCTCTATAGATATAGGAAAAATTTAATAGAGGGATGGATTTTTGATATATAATGTAACTATAAAAAGAGATGCCACAGATTAATATACTAAATATTTTACAAGGAGACAACCAGTCTACCATAGTTGATAAATTAAATTATAATTTCGATCAAATACTTAGTGCAGGTGGAGGACCACAGGGAGCTCAAGGATTGATAGGTCCTACGGGACCGATTGGACCTCAAGGACCACAAGGGGTTCAGGGAGTACAAGGACCTTCCGGAACTAAATGGTTTGTACAGGATACATCGCCTGCTTCAGGTGGAATTACTGGATCAAATCCTTTTAATTTTCCAACTTTGGGTGATTATTGGCTAGATCCGGACTCAGCAAATCAGGATATTTATGTGTTCACTGCCACTGGATGGGTTAACACGGGATATGGATTAAGTGCTGGGGATTTATTTCAGAAGGTAACCCCTGTTAATATAATTGGCGGTGCAACTGCTCAGGCTATATTAATGGCTGGTGCAACCGCAGGAGATAAGGGATTGGTATTATCCGATTCCACTGTTAATGAATACACACCAGGAGGTATTTCCATAGACAATTTAAACTTTGAAAACGCAAAGCTAAAGATTGCTACAAAGGACGATAGAACAAAATTAATAAGTTTTGCTAGATCCACTTTTGATATAAGTTCGAGCGGATCTGGTTCAACCGGGAGCTTTTACAATCCATATTTTTCTTGGGACCTTTCTGTTAACCCTTCCGGATCTACTGGTGTGGGTTTAGGATTTTATAATCTTAGCTTTGTAAATCCTAAGGGATCAATAGGAATAGTATCTAATGGAGCAACTGCTGAGTCTGGTATAAATATGCTGAGCAGCAGTGAGATAACCGCAACTTCATCTAGCGATAATATCTTACTTAAGACGTCTTCGATTAATAAAGGGACTTTTATAGATGCTAGTTCTAATGGAGGATTTTTAGAACTTTCTAATAATACATCTACGCCTTCTAATCAAGCCGATGCACCCATTTTTGCTAACTCTACCGGAGTAGGATTAGGATTAGGGACCGGACAGTTTAAACATGTCGGTGTTTCTGTTGATAACCGAAGATTAGCAGTTAATGGTAACGTAAGTATAGGAACAGGATCTGCGCCTCATACATCTTCCTTATTTGTTGGACAATCGGGAACGCCTAATTATAATAAAGGGGTTTTATTCACAGAGGGACATGCTATGTTTGGGTACACTGATCCGACCGGAGATAACTCTGGAGGATTACAAACAACTGGACCTTCGGAGCTAGCTGGAAGATATCCTCAACTGTTTGTTACATCTCCTAACTTCGGTCCGGGTATACAAATAAAAACTAAAGGAGCTAATTATTCTCCTAGAACAATAATAGGTGACGGCATCTTTGACGGATCTGGGACAGGTCCTAGTATAGTTCAAGAATTTTTTGCAGGGACTGGGTATAACTTAGGTGGTTTTAATCAACCCTTAATAAATTACACTCAGAAGATATCAAATGTATCTAACTCAGGATCTTCTGGTCCTGTTTTTTCGGTTACAACATTTGTAAATGGCGGTGTTTATAATTATGTTAATTCAGCATACAGAACTCTTATAGAAACTAAAAATTCTAATAAGAGATTAGAAATTATGGCCAATGGTACTGGTGGAGGAAACACCATTACTATGGGAACAATAAATAGTTCTTTATTATCAATTTACGGTGCTTCTGGGAGTACATCCGGAGGGGTTTCTATTGGAGTTAATTCTAATATCTCTCCAGAATTAGCCTCACTAACAGGTGCAACATTTCGAGCAAATAATAGAGCTAATCACAGTTTATATGTTACTGGAGTTCAAACAATAGGTACAGACGATCCACGTTCTCTATTTAATTTAGCTGCAACAGGTACTAATAAACCAGTTGGTGGTAACTCTTTACTAAAAGTACATAGAAATTTATATTCTACAACTTCTACACTTGGAAAGGGGACTTTTGCTACTGGGTTTTCAGTGAACAATTATCCAAATGGAATAGAAATAACCTCTATTGTTCCTCTAAATCCATCTACTGGACCTAGCGCTAATGATTCTGTTGCTATTGCAGTAGGTGCATCAACGGGGGCATCCCCGGTAACTGCAGCAAGCGCTACTGGATTCTTCGTTTCTAATTTGGGTACAAACATATCAGTAGGACAGTCCATAGATTACAATGCTGCTATTGGTGTATCTGGGGCAGGAAATGATGCAGCAATAAGTGCTAAAGGAAATATTAGCGGAATAGGGAATCTTAATATAAGTGCTACCGGTACTTTTGGGGGCAACGTTAATGCTTCTGGTGGAAATATAACTAATTCATTAAACGTTGGTGACGGGCTTTTTCAAGGAGGATCAATAACTTTAAATGCAAGAACCCCGATATACAATATGATATCGGGTAAAGCTATTGCTCATATAAACGGGTCAACAGCGACTATAGTTTACGGAACAGGATTTACCGTCGGAATGGTTGCTTCTGGACTTAACACCGCAAAATTAAGAGTAACTTATAGTAATCCTTTTTCTACCAGTAATGTTATTGCAATCCCGACGTATACTAGCGCCAGTTCAGGTATTCCAACTATAGATGTGGTTCACTTTAATTCCACAACAACATTCACTGATTTTATAATATTAGGTGCGGCGACCGGAACACTTACAGTTAGCTTTATAATACAGGAAATAGGTTAATCATGGATAAAAATTGGTTCATACAAAGATATTCAGATATACATAATGATCTGAATAAACTTGAAAGAGAGATAGAAGAGCATTTAAAAAATAAAAAAGATCTATTAGAAAATGATCAAAAATTGGAAGATCTAAAAAGAAAAACAATTGAGACCATAGATCTATTAAATAAAACAAGAAAAGATGAAAGAAGAATTTTTAATTACCAAAATTCTTAAAAGAAAAGATATAGTGCTTGTTGCAGTTATTGCAATATTACTCTTATTGCTATTTAGACAGTGTAGAAGCAACGCGGATCTTAGGTCCCAGATGTTTGTACAAAATCACAATTTAGCTGCTCTGAAAGACTCTGTAAGAGTCCAAAAAAATAGAGCAGGGGAAGACATGTATGTTAGAAAAACCCTTTTTGCTTCTAAAAAGAATTTGGAGGATCTAAATAAGAATCTTTCTGACGAGCTTAAGAAAGTTAAAGGACAGGTTATTGTTATACATGATGTAGAAACAGTTGTTGAGACTGACACCCAATACGTTAATAACTATCTTACAATTTACAAGGATGGAAGTTATAGTTTGGATTGGAAATTTGATACAATATTTTCAGCTAACAATTACAGGAAATTTTCAGGTAATAGCTTCTTTAAAATAGATTCAGTTACCAATAAAGTGACCCCCGGTGTTACCAGAATAAATAAGGACGAAATGGGATTTTCTTTTGTAACTGGACTAAGGGAGAAGGATAAATCCCTAGAGATTTTTGTAACCCCTAAATATCCAGGAATGAAGATAACTGATATTGAGGGTGCTATTATTGATCCCTATAAATCTACTGTTTTAAAGAATATGTTTCCGACTAAGAAATTCTCTGTAGGTCCTTATGTTGGGGTTGGACTTGGGGGTGGCTATGGTATAAACGGGAAACCAATAATAGGTGCAATGTTTAACGTCGGAGTGGGTATACAATTTTCTATCATTAAATTTTAAGGATATATAAATCATGGCTTATACCTCAACGGAAAGATTTATAAAGTTTGGTAGTTACCTATTAATGGAGTATGACTACACTACTGCACCGACTCCTGAAATTTATTATGTTAACACTGGTAATCCTGCTATAGGATATGAGAAAATTGTTAATGGATATTTCAATAATGCTGTTCAGATATTAAATAACCCAGCATCTGAATTCACGACGGGAAACGTAAGGGATCTTAGTGTTGTACAAACTGACAAAAATAGATTTGTAACCCTAGATCAGGATTATTTAGTTCCCTATCTAGATACCGATCCTAAATTAACCCCGGTAAACAATTTACCTGTCGTATTTCCTTCTAACATAGGAGTTTATTATGACACTATAAAATTCCATATAGTAGCAGGATACAATTTCGAAAACATAGATGGTATAATAATAAAAGGAGAATTCCAAGAAAGAACAGGAAAGAAAGCAACTATATTTCAAAGATTAATAACTAAATCTGACACTTCTTCTGTGGTGCTTAATCCTAACCCTATCTATTTAGGTGGTGCTCTTTATGATCATTACATAGAGGTAAAGATTCCTGCTTATGCTAACATGGTTTATGAGTTTGATATATTAGCAAATACTCCCGCACAGGCAAACACTTTAGCAGCTAAGATATCTTCAGATGGAAATGGATTTTTAAAGGACGCTCCGATAAACGTGTCCTTGTATGAGGTAACCCAGACTGTTCTTAAGAATGGATATGAAAATTATATAGCACAGTTAAGAAGCTCTCTGTCCGTAATACCTAAGGATAATTTTTCTTCCTTAGCTGCTGTTATTCAACAAAATCAATTTTACAACTATCTAGAATTTTATCCAACCTGGGATGGAAATTTTTTAGAGGATTTTCTAAACGCTGAAGGTAAAGTTGGAAACATTTATTATGTGATAAATGAAATAGAAGTTAAAGAACAAGTTGGACTAACATATATTACAACTTATAACTTCAGTAACACACAGGCGCAAGATTTTAATGCTCCTAGTATATTTAGGCCGATTCTTATAAATCCATTAACCACTTCTTTCTTAGTTAACTACACTATGAGATTAGTTAATAAGGGAAATCAGAATCAAATAATCAGAAGATCGTCTATTAGTTCTTTCGATGTAAACAAATACGGGAAAGAAAACAATGTGATCTCCCTTACTACTGGAGCTTATTCACAGAAGGTTTATAATAAAATAGTTCAAGCACCAAACGTTGTATCTGGTGGAATTATACCAAATCCTGCTGCTCCTATAGAAAAAAGAATTCCAGTTTTTTATAAGGATAACAGCATATCAATAACGAAAGAAACATTGGTAATAGATAGGAATGGTGATTTGATATCAGAAACATCAGTTCCTGGTGCAACCCAAATATTTGGACAAGGCAAAGGAAAAATAGTTGTTGATCCTTTTGATAACTTCTACAAGTTTACAGTCTATAATTACAAGGAAGGAACATCTCCTGAAATAATTGATCTTGGAACATCCCTAAGTTACTATATAGTTTTTCTTGATAGCAGCGGACAAAGTGTAAGAGTTGAGAATATAAAAAATAAATCGACTGTTTCTAATCCTTCTGCTGGACAGATAGCATTTAAAGTTGTAGATACTAATTCTAAAAAAGTATTAGGGTTTACATCAAGGGATTTTTATATTATAACAAAAACACCAGATGGAACTGAAACTAAGCTATATTCCGGATCTTGGGAAACCCAGGCAGAATTTATAGCAAGAACAAGTGTTACTACTGGAGAAGTTACACCAGCTACGGGAGGAGTTACTGGAGCTAGCGTTGTTACTACTACAGACGTGGCAGTTACTGGATCGACCGGAACAACTGGAGCTAGTACATCTGAAGGAAATCAAATAACTTCTAAAGTTCCTGTAACAAAATCTCTTAAAATTAAAAAACCTTATCGTCTAGGAAGTAGCTCTATCCTTAGTGTTAAACCTGCATCTCTTTTAAACACAACTGGGGGTTTCGTAAAAACAGGAAAGGGAGAAACTACTACGCCTTTAAAGAGTAGCATACAGGCTAACAATATAAACATTGATGCTTTGGCAGATTCTATATCAGGAAGAGAATCTCAGGGCTTAAGTGTGCAGAAGGTTGTTAATTATTATTTTACTCCAGGAGCGCCAGGTGCTAATTTATTTAAAGGACTTAAAGCAGCTCAGTTCTTAACAGCAGCTCTCCAAGTTCACCCAAAACTAGAAAATGGAGCATTCGACAAAAAATATATACAATACTGTAACGCTTTAGGATTTCCAGTTACTGACGATCCCAATTCTGCTAAAAATAACCCTAATAAATGATTTTAAATGTCAGGCAAAATGGCTTCATATTCAATTTTCCAAAGGGATTTATTTTACCTGAAGTCCTTCAAAAGTATGAAAAGTATATCAATAGGATGCCTATTCCTTATGATACCGTAGATAACTTTATAAACTCTACGATACAGCAGGTTAACTTCCCAACTCTAAGAACTATAGATTCAGTAGAACAAGTTAGACCCGGTGGATTTAAACAGACATATAAAAGCGCGACAACTCTCCAGAATTTAATTCAGAGGGATTTCACAGTAACTTTTAAATTGGGCGAGGGATTTATAAACTATTGGGTCCTTTACGAGAACATCATAAAGTTTTTAGATTTCCAAAATCCTAACGAGTATCTTCCCGACTTCAGATTGTTACTTCTCGATAATGATGGAGTTGTTATGGCTAGTGTACTTTTACAGCAGCCAATATACACCTCACTGTCTGAGATACAATTAAACTATGCTAGCACTACCCCTCAATTTTCCACTTTTAGTATAGGCTTTAAATGCAACTACGTTAATCTTAATCTTGAAATCGGATAGAATAATAGGTATAGATTTCTCATTGAATTCTCCTGGTATTTGTATATTGGAAGAAACATCTTGTAAGTGGATTAGTCTTCACCGAACAAAAAACATTATAGATAAGATGCTGAAAAAGGAGGGATCTCCTTTTCATGTGTTGAATGATAGTAAATCAATAGATATAAATATAATCGAGAAAAAAGAATTTAAGGGGGAATATCACATAATAGAAAGGGACAAAATAGTAAATGCAGTTTATTTTTCTGAAAAACTAATAGATTTAATTGATCCGTATTTAAATGAAAAAACTATAGTTGGTATGGAGGGACTTTCGTTTGGATCTTCCGGTAATTCTCTTATTGATATTTCTATGACTACTGCTTTGGTTAGATCTGGTATAATAAAAAAGATAGATCCTAATAATTTTTTTATCCTATCACCCACGGCAATTAAAAAATATGCTTTAAGGGGAAACTCAAAGAAGGATGAATTATATAATACATTAGTAGAGAAAAGAATTGATGACGATAGACTTAAGCCATTTTTGAGTATTTTAAAAGAATATAGGGATTTGTGGGTAAAAGGAACTAATAAAGTGGAAGGTCCTTGTTCCGATTTAGTGGATGCAACATGGATATCTTTATTCGTTGAGAAAAATTTAGAGAAACTTTTATCTGGTAAGAAGATATAAGTATTAAATAATAAGTAATAATTTAAATAATTTAAGTATCATGGAAGAAAATTTTGACATTTTTAATCTGGACAATGAGGCATTTTTTAAACAAGAAGTTAAAAAGGACGAGGATGAATCCATCTATAAACCTTACCCCGAATTAGGTAAAGATGGGGTTTACAAATCTTTGGTTAGATTTTTACCAAACATTAAAAATCCAAAAAAATCGAAAATTCACCAATACTACGTTTGGTTGAAAGACCCAGTAGATGGAACAAATCACAAAGCTATTTGTCCGTCGACAGTGGGAAAAAAATCAATTCTTAAAGACCTCTTTTGGAAGCTTAAAAATTCCCCTTCTGCTAAAGATCAAGAGATTTCTAAATCTTTCTCTAGAAAAGAAGATTTTTATTCTTTAATTCAAGTAGTTAGAGACGCAAACCGTCCAGACCTTGAAGGTAAGATCATGATCTTCAAATTCGGTAGAAAAGTTAACGATCTTATCGAACAGCAAATTAAACCAGAATTCGGTAATCCTTCAAATCCTTATGATTTGTTTGAGGGTAAGAACTTTGGTATTCAGGTAAGAAAAGTAGGAGAGTGGAACAACTACGATCTTTGTCAATTTGTTGGAGATAAAATGCCAATTATGATTGATGGAGAAGCAGTAGATAAAACAGAGAAAGGAAGAGATATTGTAACTAAATATCTTAAGACAGGTCCTTTGGATCTAGAAAAATACGACTATAGCGATTGGTCAGATGAAGAATCTGAAAAGATCATGAGAATTGTTAGAAATACTATTCCTGATGGAAGAATGGTTTCTGAGATTATTGGATCTAGCTCTGATTCTAAAACATCTTCAGCACCAACGGTTTCTGCAGATGATTTCTATGAGCAAGCTAATTCAAGATCAACCACGTCAACAACTGATGATGATGATGTTGAGGAAGCACATGCAAAACCTACTAAGTCCTCACCTAAAAAATCAGCACCGTCTCTTGACGATCTTTATAACGATCTATAATTAAAATAATAGATTGTTATGGAATCAAAGACTATAAGTGGTCTATCAGTAGATAGAATAAAAGGAATAGTATCTTCCGTTCTACTTAAGTTCTTTGGAAAGGATTCTCAGAGATTAAAAATCTATCAAGGGGGCAACAGATTAAACTTCTGTTGCCCTTATTGTGGAGACTCTAAGGATGCTAAAAAGAAAAGAGGTAATCTATATCTAGACACTTTAACTTACAAATGTTATAATGGGGGTTGTGGTATTTTTAAAAATCTCAACCAATTCACAAGGGATTTTGAAATACAATCAATGCTTTCTTCGGATGAAATATCAGAGATAGCAGAAATCTCTAGAAATTCCACTATAAGGAAAAAGATAAGAAACTCTCTGGATTATTTCTTTGCTGAAAATTACAAAGATATACTTGTTGATCGTGAAGAATTTAAAGAAAGATTAGGTCTCATTGAAGTTCAAGGCACTTATGGAGAGGTTTGGCTTCTAAAAAGAAATCATGTTCCAGATGCGAAGTTCTTATGGGATCCAAACAGAAGAAATCTGTATTTATTAAATCTTTCGGGGGACGAGACTAAGATAATTGGATTACAAATAAGGCCAGTAGCTAAAAAGAATGGAGAAAGTAAATATTACACTTACAAGTTAAGTGGGATTTACAAAAATCTTTTTAAAGAAACAGAGCCTGAGATAATATTAAAAGCTGAAGAGGTTGATCCAATATCAAGTGTATTTGGATTTTCTACCGTGGATCTAGATTCGATGATAACAACTTTTGAAGGACCTTTAGATGCTTGGCTTTGTCCCAATGCGATAGCACTTTGTTCCATTAACAACCCTTTTCCTTTCGATGTAACTAATAAAAGATGGATGCTTGATGGAGATGAAGTTGGGAGACAAAAGGCAAGAGAATTCATAGAAAAAGGAGAGCAAGTTTTTCTTTGGGGTAAATTTATAAAAGAATGTGATCTACCAGAAAGGGAAAAATGGGATCTTAATGATGTTGTTAACTATGTAAGATTAACTGGTAAAAAAATAAAGAGGCTAGACAATTTCTTTTCCTCTGATAAGTGGGATATTATAGATATATGAAAAAGAACAACAACAAGATAAAATACCCAATAGATATTAAGGGAGATATAGAATTTCCCGAGTTATATGTTTCTGAAAACTTTTCTGTTGTTAATATAAAAAAGAAGATAAGTTCAGAAGTAAAAGAAGTTAAAAATAACAAGAAGAAAAAATGTCAGAGCAACAGTCTAATGTAGAGAAAAAAGATTTCGCAAGAGAGTTCCGATTAGAAAGAGAAGAGTGGACTGAAAAAATAAGGATAATTTCTGTGAGGATGAAAAACATAAAAGAATTAGCTGAGGTTCAGGTTGAGCTATACTCAAGCAGACAAATTCTTCTTGAAATGTATTCTAAACTTGGTCAGGTAATGGTTAAGTTAAATTCTAAGTACAGAAAGGACAAAGCTGAGAGATTAAGATACTATTCAGAATCTGTTCAGGTTAAATATGGAGCGAATGAGAAAACTCCTTTGATAGAGGGAGATCTCTCTGAGCTAAAAGAAAGAATGGATCTTGTAGATGGACAGATCTCTTTTTTCAATGAGACTATGAAAACGGTGGATCACATGCTTTATGGTATACGCCACAGAATAATGTTGGAGGAATATTTAAGAAGCGGTGCAATAAGAAGGGATTAGCCTATATTTTATTCCATATAGAAGATACATAATTCATATGGAACACAATGATTATTATATCTATGTCTATTTAGATCCAAGAAAGGGAGGTAAATATTCTTATGATGGGTTTGATTTTGATTTTGATCCATTTTATATAGGAAAGGGTAGAAATCACAGATTGAGAATACATTTACTCAAAGTCAAAAGGGGTAATTATAAGAATCTTCCTAAATATCATGTTATAAAAAAAATATTAGATGATGGATTAGATCCTATATTAATTAAATATAAGGAAGGACTTTTAGAGAAAAATGCCTTTGATATTGAAAAAGATATGATCAAAAAAATAGGGAGGAAAGATCTAAACAATGGACCTTTAAGAAATTTCAGTAACGGAGGAGAGGGGAACGGAGATAGAAAGTTTACAGATGAGCATTGAATTAACTTGAGTTTATCTAGAAAAGGAAAAGTATCGGATAAACAAAGAGATCATTTAAAATCTATACACGAAAAAATGAAAGGTAATAAAAGAACTCCCGGATTTAAGTTTTCTGAAGAAAGTAAGAAAAATTGGCAGAGTCTCATTATAAGCCGGTTTTGCAGATAGGAAATAATAATGAAATATTAAACGAATTTCAATCTATAAAAGATGCAGAAAAATATATTGGCGTGTCGATTAAGAAAGTATTAAAGGGGGAGGGTAATACTGCAGGGGGATTCTTCTGGAAGTATGAAAATAATTATTAGTAATGTTAACATTTGTAGTAAGTGAGGATATTAATTGGTTAAGTTTAGTAGATTATTCTGAAGATTTTGAGAGAAAGCAGATAGAGATATCTTTAACTAAAAAAATACACAACCATTTCTTTCATCCACTTGTTAAGAAAAAACATTGGGATGGTTCAATATGTTTTGTTGATAAAAAATTACCGGTATGGAGAGTTCCTATAGGTCTTTGGTCTGAGGTATATCAGATATGTGAAAAATATAAGATAGAATTAAACATTGAGGGATTAGAGAGATTAATAGATTCAGGTTTCACTCTAGAATCTTATACTGATTGGTGTAACGAGTTCTTTAAAGATGGTGTCGGTGGAGATCCTAATAAAATGCCTAGAGATTACCAAATAGAAACAGCTTGGAAGATAATAAAATTTAAACTTTCAGTTTCAGAAGTTGCAACAAGCTCAGGTAAAACATTAATTGCTTTTATGGTAATGGCTTACCTAAAAGAGGTAATGAAAGTTAAGAAATTCTTAATGATTGTTCCTAATACGAATCTTGTTATACAAGGATCTGAAGATTTTGAAGAATATGGACTTCAAAAATTAGAGGACTGTGAAATTCAACAGATACATGGAGCAAATAAGAAAAAAATATCTGGGGGATTAATGATAGGGACATATCAATCCCTTGTAAAGATGGATCCTGAATTTTTTGAAGATGTTGAAGCTGTGTTTGTTGATGAGTGTTTGCATCCAGATTCTTTAATAACTATATATGATGGATCTCTAAAAAAAATAAGCGATGTTAAAATAGGTGAAATGGTTTTAACTGTAAATAATAAAACAGGGGATATGGAATCTAAGCCGGTTGATTTTGTTTATCATAATATGTCTAAAGATAATCAAATGTATGAGATAGAGACTGAATGCGGTAAGATATTAAAGGTCACGGGTAATCATAAATTGAGACTTTCTAATGGTGAATGGAAAGGAGTGGAAGATTTGAAAGATTCTGATGAGCTTTGGGATATATAATATTAAAAGAGCCATGTGTAGCAATCAAATCAAAAAACAAATTAATGAATATATAATCAAGAACAAAAAATTTATAACCCAATATAGAATGAGGGAAATATTAGATAAGGAAAAAAGAGCCTTATCTAATATTAGACTTTTTTCCGGTATAGATATTCCAGATACAGTGGGCACTGTTAAATCGCTTTTATGTTTAATCGATGATAATAATGGTATATGTGAGATGGATGGATGTATTAACGAAAAGTCAAGGGATTCTGGTAGATGGGTGCTAAGAAAGTTTTGTAGTAGAAAGTGTGCAGATAGAGATTTTGCATTGAAACAATCTGGATTAGGAAATTCTTTTCATAAGATATCAGAGGAATCTAGGAAAAGTATGGGCGAAAAAATATCCGAAAAAATTAATAAGAAAATACTAAAAGGTGAATTCACACCGAATATAACTAATTCTTGGTTAAATAGCAAGATATCTGTTAATATTAATGGCAAATTAAAATTTGTAAGATCATCTTGGGAAGCATATTTTTATATATTAAACCCAGAACTTAGTTATAAATTAATAAGGATTCCTTATTTAGACAAAAAAACAAAAAAACCTAGGAATTATATAACGGATTTTTGTGATTTTACTAATAAGATAATATACGAGATAAAACCTAAGACAAAAATTAAAGATAATCCTGAAAAAATAGAGAGCGCTAAAGAATGGTGTTCTCTAAATTTCTATTCTTATGTGATAATAACACAAGATTGGATAATAGAGAGATATAATAAGAAATTATTAGAGAATCAACCGGAGGGTGAAAGAATATCGATGCTTATTGAAAAAATGATAAAATATGAAAATTAAATCTATAAGAAAGATTAACAACGCTGAGGATGTTTATAATTTGAGAATAAAATCTGATGATGGAAATAATCATAATTATATAGCTAATGGAATCCTTGTAAGCAATTGTCACCAAGCTCAGAGTGCATCTATAAAGAAGGTTGTTGCAGTATGTAAAGATTCTAAATGGAGATTTGGATTATCTGGAACTCTAGCAAACAAAAACACCGCTGAATATCTAACAATCCAACAGTTTTTAGGTCCTCTAATAATGGAGATATCTCCCAAGTTTTTATTTGATAACAAATATGCTACTCCGGTTTCAATTAAGATTGTAAAAATGGACTGGATGGATGACGAGATAAAGGAAAAGCTATCATCCCTTAAAGAGAACAAGACTGAAATGGAAGGTAACGAGATTTTTAATTTGGAAAGAAAATTAGTTGTTGGCTCAGATAAAAGACTTAATTATATAATAGATTTTGTTCTCAAAACATCAAAGAACTCATTAATACTTTTCCAATCTGTTGGAGAAGGTTACGGTAAGAAAATTTATGATGGAATAAGAGAAAGAACTAATGATAGAGAAGTCTACTATATTGATGGAGATACAGATCCTGACAAGAGAGACATATTTACTAAGAGGATGGAAGAAGGGGTTAACAAAATAATGGTTGCTTCTTTTGGTACTATGTCCACTGGTATATCTGTAAAAAATATTCATAATATATTCTTAACCGAATCATATAAGTCGGAGGTACTTATAAAACAGAGTTTAGGAAGGGGCATGAGATTGTTCGAGGGTAAGGAAAAAGTTAACATAATAGATTTCGTAGATGATTTTGCTTGGGGCGGAAAAGAGAACTATTTGCTAAAGCATTCGAAGGAAAGAATAGAAATTTATAAAAGGGAACATTTCGATTATAAAATTTATAATGTCAAAATTTAGGAAATAGGATATATAAAGTAGAAATAAAGAAATTTGATGTATAAAATTAAAAACTTCAAGGATTTTTGCCAAATTAATGAGTCTAATGAGGAGCTTTTCTTCAGAAGACATTTGGGTGGAAATGCCTCTACTTATGATGATAGAGCTAAGAACCATTATGATTTAGGCAGTAATCCCACTGTCCTACAGAAAACTCGAGACTTTTTCCAAAAAATGGAAAATAGAATAAACAGAGCGGCAGAAATAGGAAAGCAACAGGTAAGACAAAACAGAGCAACAAGAACTCATGGGGGTCCAGACACAGGATTCGAGATGCTTTTTGGAGCTTTATCAGTTGTACCCAATGTGTTAAAAAGAGTATTTGGTCCTACTAAATATGAATTCACTAAAAAATCCCCTAGCGATGAGAAAGTGGATATAGAATTCATGAGACACACAAATGAAGACTTTGCACAAAATGAACTTCCCGCTATAAAAACGGAAGATCAATTAGCAGATCATATAGGAGATCTTTATAATAGAGGCGACGTAGTAATAGGACAAGTTCCTGTATTAGATGATATAGCTAGAAATAGGGTAAATCTCTATTATCAACATCAGGCAAACCCAGCTCAGCCTATATTCCAAACAAATAATGTATAAAAAATGAAAAAATTCTCTTCAGCAGTAGAAAAAAAGAAGCAAGAACTAAAAGAAAGTCAGGTAGTTAATGAAAGAAACATGTACCTTGAATTCTCTAAAAAATATCACAAAAAACATGGTGTTTCTGGACCTTTCGATAAAAAATTCCAGGGAGATAAAAAAGCTCAGGAAGAATACATGGAAGGCCTATCTAAAGCTTGGAGTGATTATAAAAAAGAGAAAGGTATAAAACCTAAATCTACTGGATCGAAATTCGATTTTGCTAAAAAGAAAGTAAATGAATCTAAATCTCTAAAAATGGCTAAGAGCATGATAGGTGACGGAGGGGATCCTAATTATCATTTCGTAACAATGTGTGATGACTTTTATTTTGAAAAAGATGGAGAAATGATCAGATACAGTAAAGACATGATGTCTGCTCCACTTAAAGTGAAAACCACTCCAGATTTAGGAGCTTACACTTTTGGACCTTTTGCTAATTTAAATGAGTCTAAAATGTTTGCAGCAAGTATAGAATTAGACGAGATCAATGGTCCTAGAATGGTAACAATCGAAGACAGAAAAAATGGAGACGTCTACTTTAAATATTTAACTTGTAAGATGCAGCCAGTTTGGAACGAGATAGAGGAAGAAGAAATGGAGGACGAGGAAGAACACGAAGATCCAAATTCTGGGTATACTTACGGGAGGGAGCACAATGGTCATCCAGAGGAAACAGAAGACCGCTACGATGATGAAGATGAGGATGAAGATGATGAGTACGCTGCTACTATCCCTCAAGGAGATGACGATGAGGTCGAAGATGAAATTGAAGACGACGAAGACGAGGACGAATACGACGAGGAATAATAAAAATGTTTGGACCTATACAAAGTACCGCACTTTATACGGTTTTACATCACTATACAGGATGTAAGATACATTCAATCTCACCCGACGGTGATGATTTTTCATTTAGAACATTTCTAGGAGAAAGAGGAATACTTACTGAAAATAATACTGGGAACTGGAACATTACTATAGGAAAAGAGCTTGTATACACGATCGAAAGGGATATCTTTAAGGTATTGATTAAGCCAGATAAAAAAAGCTCTTTAGAAGACTATATGGACATATTAAATGATTTAAATAACAATCCAGACGTAAGCTATAGATCCAGGATTTTGGTAGTAAATATCATGAAATTTTTAGAGGAATATGTAATAAGTTCTGGTTTTGTCCCAAATAAAAATTTAAGGATAGGACCTCTTTTAATTTGTAATTTAAAAGGTAAAAAAATTATTAATTGTTTAAACTAATGGCTGGAATAAAATATTTAACGGACATATACGAAAAAAAAGGAAAGTCCTTTATTGAAAGCCTTTTCAATAAAAATTTAACTGTAACAGAAAATCTAGACGGTCCTTCTTTTTCTTTTGAAAGGGATTTTACTGGCGATAACATATCTTTCTATAAAAAGGATCAAGATAATCCTATAACCAAGGTGGATAGGATATTAATGAGATATTACGAAAAGCCTATAAGCTATATAGAATCTCTATCTCTTGAAATCACAGATCAGCTTCCTAAGGGATGGAGATTCGGAATGGTTTACTTTCCTAACAAAAAGCCAGTCAGAATTGAGTACGATAGGATACCAAAGAATCATCTTGTTTTAACACATGTTGTTGTTAGGGATGAATTCGGAGATATTATTAAAAATTTACAGGACAGAGACGAGCTCGATGAATGGGCAGACAAGTTAGGGGTTGAAAGATCGCCCATCATATTTCAAGGTAAACTTGACAGGGACCAAAAAATAGCTATAATGGATGTCCTTTCTACTCCATTGGCAGATCTTAAGAATAAATTTCAGACCTCTAGTTTTAGTAACTATCTAATTTCAATCTTAAATAAAAATGTAGAAAGAACAACACTCGGTAAGGATTTACAGGGGGAGA